GACAGTTTCCGGCAAGGGTGAAAAGCGAAGTTTTGCGTCGGGCGTGGATCATTTGCTTGCAAACATCGACAAGTTCCAAGCGTCGCAGCAGGATATGTCGCTATTTCGTTGGGTTGAGACACAACTTTTCGACATCCTTCGGGCGTGGTCGAATGTTTTGCAGGGCGTTCGCGTTGGCCCTGTGGCGCTCAATGATTCGCTTCAGGGTGGAATCATTCCTGAATCGGTGGAGTTGTCGATCAAGTTTGAAGCGCCTCATGCGGTTCGAACTCAAACCGAAGTTGAGGATTCTGTCATTCGCTTGATGGAGTCCGGTCTAATGTCGAGAAAGCAAGCCATCGCTCGGTTGTATGAAGTGAGCGAGGATCAGGCTGAAGAGATCATTGAAGAGATCGACGGCGAGGATGAGGAAGAAGAAGAGTCCGAGCCGATTGCGCCGGTTCAACCTACAATTTCAGGGGAAGAAATTGACGATGAAGCCGCCGAAGGTGACGAAGCGAGCGATTGAGCAAATCATTGATTTGTCCGAGTTCGCCAAGGGTGTTGATTTCTCGGACTCCAAAAGTCTGAAGCTCGCCATTGGCGAAGCCTTGGCTGAGAAGATTCGCGAGCGTGCGGAGTCTGGAAAAGGTCTCGACTTCAAGGATGATGGCACGGCCAGAACTGTGGCGCTCAAATCCCCATACTCAAAAACTTATGCCGAAAGCCTTGATTTCAACGCTGCGGGGAAGTCTCGCGGCGAAGTCAACATGACGCTCACGGGTGATATGTTGGCGAGTATTCAAGTCGAGGATCGCGGCAAGGGGAAGATTGCCGTTTTCATTGATGGCGAAACGGAAGTTTTGAAGGCTTACAATCACATCACTGGCGACACAGTTCCGCGTCGGCCATTTTTTGGCGTGTCGAAAACCGATGTTCGCTCGGTGCTAGCCGACTTTGAATCGGAGATCGAAGAGAGATTGGCCCGCGAGGGTGAGCGAACCGAAGCGCAAAGGGGGCGGCGTGCTGGTCTTGATACACTTTCTAGATTGGATGATTCGAGTGCTGGCGCTCGCCGCCGCCGTCTCAGCGATGTTTTGGCCGAATTAGAGGGTGAAGATGGCGACTAAAGTCGTTGTGAAATACCCACGCGGTAAGGTTTCCGCTGTGATTGGCGGCAAGCTTTCATCCATCATCAAGTCCGATGAGCTTTCGGACGCCATTGGCAAAGTGCTCACGGATCGAATTAAGTTTGAAGCCAAGCGCGGAACTCCACTCAATGACACTGGATCCTTTAAGCCATTGGCGCCCATGACAGTGGAGCATCGAAAGTATTTGGAGCAGTTCAACCAAACGACTTCGGTCTACAAGCCATCGCGCTCAAACCTTTCCTTTACTGGCCAGTTGTTGGATTCAATCAAATGGAAACGCGAGAAGGGTTCATTTGGCGACAAGCTTTTGAGAATTCTTATTTACTTTGACGGCAAGCGCGAGATGTATCGCACGGGTCCAGAGTCAAAGGCGAGACCGAGCGAATACAACCGGACCAATGAACAGCTCGCGCGAACGCTTGCGGAGATCGGGTTTCGGGTTTTCTCGAAACAAGGAATCGAGAACAAAACCGAGCTAGTGCGTCGCGTAAGCAATACCATTCGCAGCTTCATCAGAAAAAGATTGCGGTAACGTATTGCACAAAAACCGAAAGGGGACTTAGAATGTCGGAAGCCAATCAAAGCGTCAGTGACGCTGCTGAGACTTCGCAGAGCGAGTCGCAGGTGAATCAGGCAAACAATGTCGAGGCCGGCGGCCACAACATTGATGGGCTGGTTAAGCACAAAGAAAAACTCCTAGGGGAAAACAAAAAGCTCAAGTCTGAAATGGCCGAGCTTCGCCGTCTTGTCGAAAGTTCGCAGCAAGAAAAGCTGCAAGCTGAAGGCAAGAAGGATGAACTGATTGCCGCTCTGAAAAAAGAAAAAGACGAGCTGAGCAAAAAGGTTGTTGGCACTCACAGCGCATTTGCAATGCGGGTGATTTCCGGGGAGTTGAAAGCTGAAGCGGCCAAGCAAGGATGTGTGGCGCTTGAGGATTTTGTTCGCTTGATCGACCTAAACGACATTGAAGTTGACGACAATTACAATCCTGATCCCGAGAAAGTGAAGGCTCTGGTTCAGGACGCGGTGAGATCGAAGCCTTATCTTTTCTCCAAGGCTGGCCCGAACGTGAATACCAAGCTTCCCAATGGGGAGTCGGTGCCGGAACCGAAGCGAGAGGATTTGAGCAAACTTAGCGCGAAGGAACTTTTGGAACTGGCCCACGCAAGGGCGAAACTTAAAAAGGGGTAACACATGGCAGTGACCGGAAACGCGGCATTGGTCGCAACAAAGCAGGACTTGATTGCAGCATTGGTTCAAAAGGAACTGATTTCGAAAGGTGTTTTGATCAACACCATTCAAGATGTTTCGCGCTTCGCAGTGAAAGGTGCAAAGACTATCAGCTTCCCGAAAGCTGGCAGCTTCACAGTTGAAGACCGCGCATCGGGCGTTCAAGCAACAATTCAGAACCTCACATTCGCAGTCGATCAATTGCCGCTCGACAAAATGGCGACAGTGAGCTGGCTCATCGATCCGCAGGACGAGCTCGAGTCGGTTCTTGACGTGGATGCTGAGTATGCGGTTCGCGCTGCTGCTGCTCACGCTGCATATGTTGACGGCATCATCGCTGGCGAACTGGAAACAGTTGGCGTTGCAACAACAACTGCTGCGGCTACAATCACTGACGCGGTAATCTTGGAAATGCGCTCGGCTTTGCTCCGTCGTGAAGCAAACCCGAACTCGCTGTATCTGGCGATTTCGCCGGAGCAGGAAGCTGGAATGCTCGCCATCAACAAGTTTACACTTGCTGAGCAGTATGGCTCGCAGATCATTCCCGCTGGCGTTTTGGGCCGCATCTACGGCGTGAACGTGGTTGTGTCGACTCAGGTCGAAGCTGACGAATACTACATGTATGACCGCGATGGCTTGTGCATCGGCTTCCAGCGTGGACCGACTCTCGGCGAGCGCAACGCGCCGGAATACGGGGCGACTGCCATGCTCAAAAGTTTGGATCAGAAATTCGGAGTCAAAGGCCTTCAGATCGCCCAAGCTGGCGTCGGCGCTGGTCTCTCGGCTCTGGTCGTGAAAGACAACAACGCTTAATGGCTGGCGGGGCCTACTTCGGTCGGTCCCCGCAGGTGACAGATATTCCCAACTTTGTCTCGGCGGAGTCCCCTCAGGGGCTTCGCCGAGCGATGTTGCAGAATAATTTGAAGCTCAAAGCGGTGGCGACTTATCATTCGATTCAGTTCGTTAACGGCCGATGGTTCGCTTGGTTTACAACCGACGCGACTCGCGAAGGGCAGGGCTTGACTGATGGCGCTACCGGCAACCGCTGAGACGAGAGAATTCGCGAACTTTGCCGACAATGGCGACGGCACAACGTCGCGTTTTGTTCGCGTGGCTGGCGGGATCGGTGGGCTTCTCGAGGGCATCGAATACGATTACATATCGGCAGCATATCCAACCGCTACTTCTGAAGTTTACACCTACAAGCTGGGCGGATCCGGCGGCGTCATACAGGCGGTTGTGACCGTAAACTACACAACGGCATCAAAACAAAATCTTCAATCGGTGTCGAAAGCATGAGCTTCAAGTTCGATCCAATCACAGGTCAATTAGACTTAGTTGGAGAGACGCAAGAAGCTGGGCTTGATCTAAAGATTTGCTCGATTGTTTATGCCGACGAAGGCCAGAGAAATCAGAGAATTGTTGAAATCGAATTTGAATCAATTGATGATTCATCGAGACGTCTCTTAAGTGTTGTTTCTTGGCTAGATGTTGGGAAAATAAATCAAAGAATTTCTAGCGAGCTTTTAAGCGGGACAATTTTGGACGGCCAAACATATCAAAAAAACTATGTTTGGCGTCTCTCTGGCATTCGATATGTTTTGGATGGGTTTAACTATCAATTGATTTGAAGAGGTTGAAATGAAATTGCTCGACTTAAACTTACTTGAAAGCACCGGCAGCGTTTACGATCAAACGCGAACAACAATTGCCGGACGAGTTTCCCAGCGGACTATTGATTCAAAGCCTGTTTTAGGCCCTAGCCCGACTCGATTCCTTGACGTTTTCTCTGATACGGCCGGTGCGTTCACGCCCACAACAACAATGTTTGCAACCGACAATGGTCGAATCTTTATGATCGGCGCAATTGCCGGTGGTGCTTTGCCGGTTGTTTGCTATGAGATAAACCAAATCACAGGCGCTCACACATATGTGGGTCGTATCAATATCGCAATGCCATCTTCGCCTGCGATTGTTCACACTGTTCGATCAATTAAAGTAATCGACGCTGGCGTGAGCGGCTGGAAGATTTACGTCATTGCAACCGGAACTGTTTTGCTTGGCGGCTCTGGTGTTTTGCTTGCAAACAACATTGCAAGGGCAGATTTCTCGCAAGTGTCTCCGCCAACAATTCCTTTTGCCACTGGAAACAACCAGAAAGCCGTTTATCAATTGGGTCGCTTGTCTTCTTTGAACTCTCGATCCATGACAGTGACGCTTGGAACTCCTGTTAAGTTTAACTTAACTGCGCATGGCTTTTCTAACAACGATCAAGTTTATTTCACTTCGCAAGTTGGATCCGCGTGGACTGCTTCAACTTTTGCAGTCAACACAAAATACTTTGTGCGAAACGCTTCGGCGAATGATTTTGAATTGTCGGCGACTTTTAACGGCGCTTCGATTGGTGCTGCGGCTGGACCGACTTCCGTCGTAATGCAGCCGCTAAACCAAGAGCTTGATGCTTTCGGTGCGATTATTGACGTTGCTGGAAACCGCCTTTATACCCATGTCGGAACTGCGGCTTTGCCTCAGTATTTTGTTCGAGACACTTCGATTGCGCCAACTTACTCAACACTGACTGTAGATGTGACGGCTGGAACTCCAGCAAAAATTGGCCTTGTTGGTCATGGCTTGACTGAAAACGAGCCCGTCCAATTCTTGGCAGGAACTTTGCCCGCAGCTTTCTCGCTTAACACAACTTACTTTGTGCGAGCAGTGACAGCCAATGACTTCGAACTTTCCGCAACGGCAGGCGGTGCTTCAATCAACGCCGTCACAACTACTTTAGGCGTGACGCTTGGGAAAGCGTTCGGCTACACGAATTCTCAGTGGCTTCATGCAACAAGCATCCTTCCGGCCATCACCGGAACTTTGCTTTCCACGACAGACGTTGACGCAATTGCAACGCCGGTAAACGCTCCGCTTAACGGATCGCTTTTGAATGGTCAAAAGTGCGCGTTCTTTGCCACTTCAACAAACCTTTACCTTGGCCGACTTGATGAATTAACGGCTGGCGCGACAACTTGGCCGTCTTTGACAACTTCCAACATGCTTGGGGCTCCATCTCAGATTGTTGCTCCTGTTGTTGTGTCGGCTTCATGGTCTGATGCTTTAGATCATGCTGTGGTTTTCTTCGGAGCTGCGGCAACAAACGCTTTCCGCTTTATGTTGAAAAAGGTTGAGAACAACAAAATCACCACAATGTTTGGCGGTTACAACGCAGACTTTTACGAAACAACTTCGCGGGAATCTTACAAGCTTGAATTCTCGGGCGTGCCGATCAACTTTACAAACAACTCTGGATGGCTTTTTGTTCTCGGCTCTGCGACCGGTCAGCGAGGTGTTATTGCTTCCGACGTGCGTTCGGATTGCTTGTTTGACCATAGCTATATCGTTTCAAAAGTTGCGACATTGCCACAAAACTCGATTATCAAATCCGCCTCTGTTCTTGAGGAGCTCTTTAACTCTTCTGGTGTTGTTGACCTTTATTATCGAACTTCTGGATTCGGCTCAATCT